CTTCAGGGCGAAAAAGTGCCTTTGAGCGCTGAGGAAGTTATTTACATTCCTGACCTGTTGAAGCCTGGCGCTATTCGCGGAACTAGCCGTGTTGAGCAGCTTGGTGAGAACTTTGGTTTAGCTAAGGCTATGGAAGCTTTTGCTGCTACGTTCTTTGGGCAGGGAACTAACATGAGTGGTGTTATTGAGTTCCCAGGTAACTTGACTCAAGAACAGTCTGAGAATTTGCGTAACGGTTTCGACCGTGCTCATGCTGGTTGGCGTAGAGGTCACAAGACTGGTGTTTTGTCTGGTGGCGCTACTTGGAAGCAGACTCAGATTGATCCACAGAACAGCACTATGGTTGATAGCCGCAAGATGGCTGTGCTTGATGTGTGCCGTGCTTTCAACATTCCACCTCACCTGTTGGCTGTTACTGAGGGTTCCAGCTCTTACGCCTCGGTGGAGCAGACAAATCTCGCCTGGGTCACCCACGGCCTCCGACCACTGATCGCGAAACTCGAGGACAGTCTTACGCCACTTCTACAGCGTGTTTACGGTGTAGCTAACGCTTTCCTACGGTTCAACATTGACGGGCTGTTGCGTGCCGACATTCAATCGCGCATGAGTGCTTACAGCACTGGGCTTCAGTCAGGTTTCTTGACTATCAATGATGTTCGCCGTTTGGAAGATTTGCCTCCTGTAGCTGACTTGTCGGCTGATACTGTGCGCGTGCCTTTGGCTAATGTGAACATTGATGCGGCTACTTTGTCGGCTGAGTCTGAGCGTGTAGCTATGGCGCAGAAACTTATTCTTGCCGGTTTTGACCCTGCGCAAACTATGGCTGCGCTTGGCTTGCCTGCTATCGGTCATACTGGAGTTCCTTCTACTCAGCTTCAGCCTGTTAGCCAGATTGCTGCAGTGGCTGGTTCAGAGAATGTTTACGGGGCAAGCTAATGTTGACTTCTTCTAGTAAGCCAGTGGGTGTTACAGCTACCAGAATCGCTGGTGCTGCTGGTTCGCCATTGCATTTGAATTTGCATAGTGATTCAAATACTGAAGTTTATATTGGCGGTTCTGATGTAACTGTTACTTCTGGCTATCATTTACGCAAAGAAGATACGTTACAAGTTGACTTATATCCTGGTGAAGTTTTATATGCTGTATCGTCAGCGCCTACAACCCTAATTGTTATGGAGCAACAACTTTAAAATGCCTTATTACATTGCCCAAGATACTCCTGATTGCAAAAGCGGTTGGGCTGTTATAGATGCTGACGGTGTAGCTTTTGGCTGCCACCAAACTAAGCAAGATGCTATTAATCAGGCTATTGCTATTTCGCTTAACACTGATGAGCCTTTTATGGGTGAACGTGCGCTTGACGGTACTGTAATCAAATTAGAGGATAATGGAAGTATGACTGAACGTTCTGAGCAGAAGTTTGAAACTCGCGTAAGTGCTGCTGATTTTGAGATTCGTGAAACCCCTGACGGTATGACCTTTGAAGGTTACGCTGCAGTGTTCAACAGCCGTAGTGAAAACTTGGGTGGCTTTACTGAGTTTGTTGCACCTGGTGCTTTTACTCGCTCGCTTAAGAGCCGTAATGATGTAAAGCTTTTGTGGAATCACGACAGCGGCCAAGTGCTTGGTTCGACTCGCGCCCGTACTCTTACGCTTACTGAAGATGCACGCGGTTTGAAAGTTACAGCACAGTTGCCTAACACTCAGCTTGGCCGTGACACTGCAGAGCTTTTAAAGCGTGGTGATGTTGATGCTATGTCGTTTGGCTTCAACGTGATTAAAGATACTTGGAACGCTCAAGGAGATGAGCGCACTCTTGAAGCTGTGCGTTTGTTCGAGGTTTCTATCGTGGCGTTTCCTGCTTACAGTGCTACTGCTGGCACGGCTACGGTACGTTCGTTAGAGAAGCTGGTTACTCGCGCTGAGGTTGATGCTGAAGCACTTGAGGCTGCACTAACTAAGCTTGAGGCTGGTGAAGATTTGGATGCAGATTCGCGCAACCTTCTCACTAGCGTTATTGATAAGCTTTCACCTGCAGCTACTTTTGAGCCAGAGCCAGAGCCTTCAATTATTGGTGACCTCGGTTTGCTTGCTTTGAAGAAGAAAAAGATTGAATTTTTGGGCGGTATCTAATGGAAGAATATGAATTGCTAAATGACCGCCAGAAGGATCAGGCTGAGGATTTAGCTGAACTTGCTTTAGAGTATGGTCAGTTCAAGCAGGATACAGGCGCTGATGGCGCACACTATGCGCCTGCTGATGCTAACCCATTTAAGGCTGATGGTCTTGTTTGCCGCAACTGTGTTTTCTACAATGAGGAAACGGAACAGTGCCAAATTGTTGAGGGCATGATTGAGCCTGAAGCTATTTGTAAACTGTGGATCATTCCTGAAATGTTGCTTGCTGGTGTTGCTCAGGAGCGTTCTGCGCTGGCTTTGGCTAAGGCTAAGCTTCTCACAATCGAGTAAACTTGTATCACCGCAGGGGTGCGGTAATAGATTTCCCTCAGTCTTTTTGGCTGAGGGTTTTCTTATATCTTCGGGATGATTTGTAAAGTTTTTAGGGGCAGATTTGTAAAATACTTACTCAGTATAAATATGCGGTACAATTTATGTAACTGAGCGTTATCGCCGTTATCTTATTCCGCACTGCTGAGCGTTATCGCCGTAGGGCAAAAACTATTTAGGAGACATAATGTCTGAGTTCATCAAGACTCAGCAGGAAGTCCGCAACAACCTCATTATGCAGGTGCGTTCTATCATTGACGTAGCTGAGACTGAAGGCCGTGGACTCACCGCTGAAGATTCCCAGAAGATTGACCGTATCGAGGCTGACATTCGTTCGGCTGATGAGGCTATTGCTGTTGCACAGCGCAACGAGGAGCGTAAGGTTGAGGCTTCGGCTGCAGCTGGTTCTTTCATGCCTGTTGAAGAAGCACGTTCTACCTCTGACGTATTCCGCGCAATGGCTCGTGGTGAAGTTCGTGAACACCAGTTCGCTGCTGAAACCCGTGCAACCCTCGTTAACTCTGTAAACACTGTTCCTGTATCGTTCTACGACCAGGTATTCGGTGCTGCTCGTCTCGTCGGCCCATGGCTGGATGCAGCTGAGGTTATCAACCGCACTTCCGGTAACGACCTTCGTCTGCCCATCTACACCGCTTTCAGCACCGCTGCTGCAGTATCTCAGGGTTCTGCAATTTCGGAAAGCAACCCAACCTTCGACAGCGTACTGATTCAGCCTGCTAAGTTTGGCTTTATCGTTCCTGTTGCAAACGAGCTGATCTCGGATGCAGGTTTTGACATTGCTTCTGTTATTGCTGAGCAGGCTGGTAACGCTATCGGTACTTACCTCAACAGCTCTGTAACCACCACCGTGGTTGGCGCAGCTGGCTCTGGTGTAACCGCTTCTACCGCTACCGCTATCTCTGCTGACAACCTGATTGACCTTGCGTTCTCGATCAATGGTGCTGCACGCCGTCTCCCCGGAGTTGGCTACATGGCAAACACCGCAACTATTGGTGCGATTCGTAAGCTCAAGGACAGCGTTGGAAACTACCTGTATCAGGTGGGCGTTGGTGCTCCTGACACCTTTGGTGGTTGGAACACCGCTGCAGATGGATCTGGCACTGCATATGCCACAGGGTCTTCATTGCAGATGCCCCTAAATGGCATGACCCTTTATGCGGTCTGGGTGCCTGGACAATTCACCCTCACCTACAACGCAAATGGCGGGTCATCTGCACCAGCTTCAAGTTTGAACAATGCCGGCGCGTTGATCACCTTGAGCTCTACAACTC